ATAGATAATGTTGTATTTTTTGTCTGGAAACGGAATCATATGATCTCAAAGTCAGTATTGGCGGTATATGTTTTGCCAGATACACCATAGCTACCGCGTCTTAGTTTACGATGCTCACCACCGCCCAGCATCAGGTAGCCAAAAGCATCACCACAGTGTGAATGTTCATTCTTGACTGGTGTATCTTTGAATCGTTCTTGACCAGCCCCAAGCGATTGACGCTTGAAGAAGTAACCACCTGACAGACTCTTACGCAAGCGTAGGCATTTTTTATCGACTTTCAGCCCTGGCTTGCCATTCACCAGCCGACACATTGGACTGGCGGCTGCTTCGCGTCTGACTCCAAAAGCATTGGAATCTGTTGGTTGTGCCTTGAACCCTAGCGATCTTAGATGGTCAAATGCAGTTACCTCATAGATTTCATCACGCTTGTTACCAGCAGGATCACCCCATAGCAATATCTCTGACTTCGGGAACTTCTCTGCAATCTTAGCCAACAACTCCTGACCGAAACGCTCCAAGCCCATATCGAATGTGACAAGCTCATCGAGTACACGCCATTGACCGCCATGAGTACGCTGCCCGAATATCGCGGCTGGTGTCAAACCAAAGTCAACGCCAACTTGCACTGGGTAGTATGGATCATACTCACAATCACCTGACATCAACTCATCGTCATATTCAGGCCATACTGGTCTGCCCTCTTGCACAAAGGTAAACATGCCCTGCGCGTAACATCGTATCCAGTCTAGGTTCTTACCACCCAGTAGCTGCTCATAGTAGCCTGGTGGCAGGTTGTTTGTGTTCTCGGCATTCGGGTTGACCATCCACCACTTACCAGCACTGAACAGGAATCCGTTTGCTTCCGGGTTCTCTGGCAGGTCATCCTTCTTGACAGGTAATACACCGCCTGGTTGTCGGAAAAACTCCCACCCATACTTACCAATGATCGGATTTTTTTCTGATACGTCATGCCACCAGTGATCGTTATCAGGTGGGTTGGTATCCATCCAGATGCCATGCCAAGTTGCACCACCATCCATTTTGGTTGGGTAGCGACCAACACGATGAGTAAGACCATCAATAACTGCTTTGGGCAGCTCTCTTGCCTCGTTACACCACGCGCCCGTGATTTCTAAGGATAATAATTTTCTGACTGATTGAGGTGTGTCTAACGCCAGGAATATGACTTCACAGTCTATTCCTGCCGCGTCACCCCTTGTGGGTAGCTTGAGGTGATGAGTAATGGGCGGCTGCCAGCGCATACCGCCCCAGGTTGCCTCAGGAAACAACTCCTGCCAGGTCTTGATAGTTGTGGTTCTTAGTTCTGGATAAGTATTACGCACGACCACAAAGCGCGTGTATCTGACTCCATCTCTTGGGCTGGGCTTTTGCCGTACCGCACGCAACATAATCTCTGCCGCACAGCCATAGGACTTGCCTGATCCTACTGGCCCCATCAATCCTCGAACAAACGAATCGCTGTTCAGGAACTTCCATACAGTCGGACTTTGCGAGAAGTCCAAATCAAGTGCTGGTAAATCTTCCATTATTTGATCCCCTTGAATATATGAGCAATAACATCTACTGTCCAACCATTACCCAGCATCTTATAGCGTTGAGTATTTGACACGCCATCAGTGTAGTTATCGGGAACAGTCTGTAATCGTTCACATTCTAGTGGTGTTAGTTTGCGCCATTTAAGTTTATCAATATCAACCGCCACATTATCCTTTTGCACGCGTGTTAATGTGTTTGTCTTATAGTCTGGTCGCAACTCTAAACGCTGTTTTGTTGTCCCGTCAGGTTCATACCTACCACGGAACGCACCACAAATAATTTTAGGTTCTCGATGCCCACCTTGCATGGTGGTTAATGTTGGCGATTTGCCAGCAGGATGATATATGCGCTTGATACTATCATTGCCTTTCAAATCAGCATCGCCAATATGGCACAACCCATCATTACTAAATACTAGTTGTCGTCTATGCTTTTCAAAATATGATTTTAAATTACCGCCTTTAATGTAATTAGCATCTAAGCAATGGGATTTATCCCTATCTACTGTCCAACCATCTTGGATACATCTGTCTGAATTTTTTACTAAGGTCATGCCATTAGCACCCGCACCCTTGTACATCGTAGCAGTACAAGTAAATGCTTTTTGGTCATCTTGTCTACAGTTTCTTCGATTCCTAGCTGTGTCCTTAACATCATCACCAATGTAATCTGTTTCTAGTATATGTTTTAACACAATGCCTTTATCTTCAGGCTGAGTAATGTTTGGTATATTAGTCCAATATAAACGCACACGATTCTGTGCGGACACTAAGCTACTATTGATTTTGACAGGCTGAACTCCAAGCTGTTCACTTATGACATCCTGATACTCTTTCTTCATCCTGACGTTCTCAAGCAAAAAATACTTAGGCTTTGTCTCATTCAAGAGTCTGACAAACTCAAAGAACAAAGCAGATCGAGGATCATCAAAGTTTAATTGCTTGCCAGCAAACGAAAAGCCTTGGCATGGTGAGCCTCCCATGAGTAAATCAATCTCAGGCAAATCATCAGCACTGACTTGCGTGACATCGCCAATATGGTGTGTGTCTGGATAATTCTTTTTTGCTACTTGAATAGCATACTTGTCTATTTCACTAGCATAGTAATTAGTTACTGGTATGCCAGCACGCTCCAATGCAATACGACCGCATGACATACCATCAAATAAGCTCAATACATTCATTATTTAACCAGCCATGTACTCATCAATCACCCCACGTTATCCTCATCTTCTTTTATAAAAGCCACCCAGTGCGTATTGGCTTTCTTGCCACTCCTGTGGCCATACAACGGCTTTTTATCTGTCAACGCTAATACCGATTTGATCGGTATATGTATTTCATTCCATTTGAAAATCAATGTGCCATTGGGTTTCAAAACCCTAAAACATTCAGCAAATCCTTTTGATAAATCCTCTTGCCAGTTAGAGGTGAGTGCCCCGTATGAAAATCCAAGTACTGATTTCATGCTTATATTATTCACATGTGGTGGGTCAAAAACCACATGATAAAAAGTATTGTCTGGATATGGCATGTTTCTAAAATCATGAATTTCATCTGGATCAATCACGATCGGTGATCGGCCTTTCTTTGATGGCATGTGACATATCGTCATCGTTTCGCAACGCATATCACCGAATAAACAACGCTCATCCTTTTTATTGAACCACATCATACGACTACCGCAACATGCGTCTAAAACTTGTTTCATTATCAATCACCCCACGTTGCAAATACTGTTACACCAGCCTCAAGCGCATAGTTCTTGGTTGCTATCACCTCATAGACTTGGCTGTCATCTTCATACAACACGCCATTCATGCCATCCATGATAGTTTTGGCAATATTGTCTATGTCGGGTTTTTTCGGATGGATCACTTGACGCTCGGCTAGATGTTTTTTCTGCTTGTTCCATGACTTCGGTATCTCAAACCTGGCATGGATGTGTAACTTGATCGGCAAACCAATCGGTTCAAGATTGTAGTGTTCCATCTTGATGCCACATTCCCTCGCAATCTTGCGTTCATATTCCACAGTTTTCTTGGGTGTATAGGCACGACCATTACCAAAACGCGGTCTACCCTTGCCGACAGGTGGCCCATCGACACAAAAATAAATGCAGTCTGTCATCGTCTACCCTGGTTGTCGTGTAACGTAGGCACTCATGCCCTTGCGTATTACTTCTCCGCACAGTTTGGATGTTGATACCTGCTCTTTCTCTGCCAGCTCATCCAGCTCACTTTTGAGTTCATCAGGTATCCTGACAAACAGCGTCACAAGATTATCTGCGCTCTGCTTAGTTCTAGCCATCACTTGCCTTCTTTAGTAGTTTTGCTTGATCTGCCAGCATGTTCACTATCCACATCTCTGGCTTACGTTTACCAATCAGCATCTCATTGATATGCGCCTCAGTTGTACCAGTGCGATCAGCCAACTCTCTAGGACTCATCCTCGCTGCTAACATCTGCTGACCCATCTGCTGACCCAGATTGTGATACGTTTCCTTCTTCTTCCGACCTCTCGGCATCATGCACCTCTATATATTCTGCGGTTGGCCCCTTCATGTTGATACCAACAATCGAAGGCTTGTCTTGGTTTGCTTCCGCACCATCGAGCATCCCCACCGCTTTTGCTAATGTACGCAGTGTCGACACCTTATCGTGCATCTCTATCGTTAGATTACCATCCTTGGTCACTTGTATCTTCTTGACCGCGCGCAACGCATACTCAGGTATCTCATCAATCGGCTTCACAGTCCCATCAAGATTTACAATATCCATGATTGAACTCGTACCCAGGGTCAATAACTCGGCTGCTATCGCTTCTTTGTTCTTATACAAAGTCTCAGATGTACCGACCTTGCGCTGAACCATGCGAACACCACCATATCTACCCA